CTTGTTCTTTATCTTTGGCTGCCTTTTCAGCTTTCTTCAGAGCACTAAGTTCCTTGGCATCAGCTAAGTCCATCTCAGCTTGCCTAGCCTTAATCTTATTCCAGACATCAATCTTACCTGTCTGCATGAAGAGCATCTTAAGTTCTTCTTCAAAGGCTCTAGCTTGCTCCAAAGCCATTTCAATTTGTAATGCAGTCCCCATGTTGGAACCCTTACCAGACTGCTTAGCCTGAAGCATAGCCTTTGTAGCTACACTCCTAGCATCAAACATCTTACCAATCATAGGTGCAAGAGAGCCTAAGTCATTGGCTACCTTACTAGCCTTCTTGACCATACTGATTGCAGATTGTATCCCTGCTAGAGCTGTTAGAGGATCAATCATTTGTTATATGCTTTCTTCCATTCTAGACACACGACAATACGAGTCTTATAGTCATCAGCCCACTTCCATGTCCACTTAACACATCTATCTGCATTAGGGTCGAAGCCAGCCGAGGCTATAAAACTCGTAAAGATGATGAGAAGGGCTAGAGTTAGCCTCTTCATGGGAGTTACTCTACAGGAATTCCACGCTTCTTGAGTTCTTCAATAGCTTGTTGTTGATCTACAGTAGTTGCCTCTGTTGTACCCATACTCATTGGCTTTTGCCCTGTATCTTCAGGTTGTGTAATATCCATCATAGGGCCAACACGAGGTGCAAACTTAGCAGTGCTTTCAGACATAGATTCTATAGCTTTTTGTATAGTATATGCACTTCCAAATTTCTGAGCACCACGCATGGCTTTAATTGCTGCAGGATTATAAATAATATCAGCCATTACTTGAGGATTTCTAATAACCATGTCAGCTAATCCAGCAAGTTCTCTTAATATAAAACTTTGTTGTGTTGTTCCGCCTAAACCTTTTGCTGCACCAAAAGCTTCACCTTTCATTCCTTTTTCAGCTTCAGTAGCTGTTTTAGCAACTTTCTGTAGCCATTGAATTGCTAGTGTTGCATCTGCTTTATCTGCTGCGTTAGGAAATAAGTAATTAAAATCACCTTGCTTATTGTTAAGTTCTTTTAATAAAGTTTTTAAATCAATAGCTGGAGAACCTTCAGCAGCTCCTGCAGCAGCTTTCTGTGATTTTGTAATTACTTCTTCAAGTTGAGATCTACGAACAGTATCTAAAACCATGCTTCCGTCAGGACTATTTGCAAGCACTTGACTCAAGAAGATACGCTCAGAAGGTGTTGCATTAGATAACCTTGTAATGACTTTTTCAGGGGTCAATGCAGTAGGTGTTTCAACATCAAAGTATTTAGACAAAGGATAGTTGGAATACTCTTCAATCTTTTGTAAGTTAGCTTTAAACTTATCACGAGCTTTTGCTAAATCATCAGCACCTGCAACACCAGAATTAACAGCATTGTCTAGAGATTCTCTAAATCCACGAAGAACCTTTATAGCTATTCCCTTAGCTTGTCCGGGAGCTACGCCTTCAAAGATATTTCCCTTACCAAAGTCAGCCTTACCTGAGTAAGCAGCCTCACCCCAAGCTGAGAGATTCTTTTGAAGTCTCTCAATACTAATCTTAGCTAGTTGCTGTGGTTCAGCAGGTGTAATCTTAACAGTAGCTGGCTCACCTGTAGGGCCAAGAATCTTAGAAGGTTCAACAATGGCTTCTTTAGCTGGTGTAACATACTCATCAATAATACGTTGAAGAGCTGACCGCATGGGCTGTAGTGCCTGTACTTCAGGAGGTATAGATGCTAGTTCACTTTGAATAGCACTAACCACAGGATCAGTCTCTACTAACCCACCAGCTTTCTTAGCAGCATTAAAATCTACTTTTGCATCACTACGCAAACGACTTGATAAGGCTTTACCATAATTATCAAAAGAACTGATAGCAGAATTAGCAGCTGTAGTTGGATCTGCAGCTTGTACAGTAGTTTTAGTTATTAAATCATTTAAAAAGGTTTTAACATCTAATGCTTGAGCTTGTCTAAACACATTAGCAGTTTCTCCTATTTTAGGGGATACTTCAGTAGCTGCTTCTTTAGCTAATTGAACACGGCTTCCTGTGGCTTCTCCGGGTGTCATACGACCAACACTCCAGAGATCTAATATGTTAGGTGGAAGCTCTCCAGTTGGTTTATTTACTATTCCACGAGTAGTTGTCAAAGCACCTTTAACAGCATATGGAGAAGCATTGATAGCAAACTGAGCTAAAGGACTATCTGGAGCAATAGCCTGAGCTGCCATTCCAGTTCCAGCTGCAACAGCACCTTCACCTGCTAGACCTAAAGCTGATCTTGAAAACAAACCGGGAAGACCAGCAGCAGACATAGCCACAGCTGGCCCTGCAGACTGCCCTGCCTCATAAGCACCCCTGTACCCTGCAATTTGTTGTAAGTCAGGCCCATTAAGATCTTTAATACCTTTCATGATTCCTGCTGAAGAGAAAGCATTAGGGTCTTTGCTCTTTTTTAGGTAATCATAAAGACTACCCCAGCCACCTACAATATCAACAATTCCTTTTGCAGAACCTTTTAAGAAACTTTCAGTACCTTTTTTAAACTCATCAAAAGTAGTACCCTTATCTTCTAAGAGTGACTCAGAAGAAACTGTGATACCACGTCTTTTAAGTTCTGCTATTGCTTCTTCTGTTGTTGTCATGATGGTTTTAGCCTTTTAGCAATTTCTAACAGTTGTTCTGTAGTTAATTCAGAAGCTTTAGATTTAGGTGCTTCTAAATCAGTAATGAAAGGAGACTTATAACCACGCAAACTATAGTTGTTGTCGTAAAAATGAGTTTCCATTGCATTAGCATCTTTAACAACTTTTCTAGATCTTTCTAACAAGAAGTTGATAAGATCTGTATTTGTTTTTGTACCCTTTTCCAAAGCAGGGCCAATAGAACGTGCAAACTCTCGGTCTGTGTCTGTAGGTTGTGAGCCAAGAGCTTTAATAAACGAGATAACACGTTCACCTGCAAGAGCATTAAATTTATCAGCATTACCTAGTGCTTCATCATCTTTAGCACTTGTTAAGCCAAATGTTGAGAACACACGCAAAGCCCCCACACGTACAGGAGCACCAGAACCAGCAATAGGTTGAGGTGTTTTTAATAGTTCTCTTAGTAAACCAGCTTGTTCAATAGCTTTACCTGCTGATACGTTTGCTGCATCTACTCGTTTAGCCCCTAATTCTGCAATAGTTTTAGAACCCTCATCAGCTCCTTTAGTGGAAGCTGTAGCAGTAACCTTAATTGCCTTACCTTCTCCAGCTGCTTTAATAACAGCATTCACTTCTGCAATCTCTTTGTCTTGAGCAGGTGAAATGAGTGTCTTGCGATACTCTTGTAGTGTTTGAATCTCAGATGGTGAAAACTCTTTATCTTTATATTTCAAGTCACTTACATTCTTTGATGTTTTGTACAATGCTAAACTTGCAGGAGTATAAACACCCTTCTCTAACAACTTTTGGAAAGGATCTGCAGCATCTTTCTCACGCTCACGTTGTGTAGTCAAAGCCTTCTCAGAACTTAATTTAGCCTCAGACAATTCCATCTCACGAGCCATATTCATTGCTCTGTTAGCCATTTCAGGATTAACACCTTGAAGAGCTGCAGCATATTGCTTCATACCATCTACAGTGCCAGTATCAAACTGTGAAGCCAACTGACGAAGCATTGAAGCTTGTTTCATTGAAGGATCTTGTACATCTACTCCAAAGGCACTAGCTAAGCCACGGCCTAGGTTAGCACCTCCTTTGTAGCCCATTGCACCTAGTTGTTGGTCTTGGGTTAGTTGAGCAAACTGCATAGCTTTCTGCTCTAGTGCAGCACGTTGCATTTCCTCAGGAGAACCCATGCCTCCAAACAAACCTTGAATTGATTGTGTTGCCATGTTGTTATTCCTTATTATCTAGGTGTAGGTGTAAAGTAAGGGCTCATCACAGCATTGTAATTAATACCACCAGTATTACCACCACCTGTTAAACCTGCAATAAGTTGACTAATTGGATCTGTTAAGCCTCCAACAGTACCTTGCAAAGCTGCACGTTGAGCTGTGTTAGCTGTGTTCTGACCTTGCATATACAACTGAGCTGCTTCTCGATTCTGAGCTGCTGCTGCACCGCCCAATGCAGAACCTTGAGTCAAAGCATTCTGACCTAAGTTTTCCAAGTTAACAGCACCTTGAGCATACTGAGTATATGGAGCCAGAGCTTGTGTCTGTAATCCAAAACCTTGACCTGCTAAATTCAAACCACCAGTCATTAAGCCCTGACCAAACTGTGCTTGTTGATTACCATATGTTTGAGCATTAGCAGCCAGCTGAGCATCTTGTTGTGCTCTAGCATTGTACATAGCTGCAAAGTCAGGGTTTGAAGCTGCTAAGCCGGGAGCATTGGCTGTGTAACCTTCAGTAGTTGCACCTGTGGCTAGACCCATACGGCCTCGTTGTTGTTGTTGATTGCTCAACTGTGCAAGTTGTTGTTCACGACCCGGAGCTAACAGTTGTTGCTGTTGAGTCATGTACATCTGAGCTTGTTCTGCAGGTGTCTTAGCTAGATAACCTTGACCTAAGTTAAACAAACCTTGAGCAGCTTGATTAACCTGTGGCTGGAATGCTTGAATAGCTTGAGCCTGACCTAAGCCAGTACCAGCCATACCCATCAAACCTTCACGGGCTGCAGCTACGTCAGGAGCTACCTGATAACCAGCACCGATAAGCTTTCCAGTATCGTCGTAGTTAAAGCCTGACTTACCAAACCTAGTAGTAACTCCTACAGGTCTGAATTGAGCCATCTGTGCAGCTCGTTCAGCAGACTGTATAGCTGCATTAGCTGCTTGGTTAGCTACGTAGTTAGTACCTATAGAACCTACAGCTCCAGAGGCAATGCCTCCAAGTAAACTTGTCCAATCAAAGGGATCAGCCATTAGTATGTACCTCCGTCTACTGTTGCTGTTAAAGTACCAGAGACAGTAAGATTAACTGCAGTGGTTGTTCCAGTAAGAGCACCATTGTTAGCATCAGGTTTAGAACTCACTGCTGATGCAATGTTATCAAACTCTGTGTTAACTTCAGTACCCTTAATGATCTTGCTGGGATTACCTGTGTTTAGGCTATCCTTAATTGCAAAGTTAGTTGCTTTAGTATAGTTACTCATTATCGTGTCTTCCCTGTCTTAACGTAGACATCAAGTTTCTGAATGGATATTGATTTATTAAATACATTGGTTTCAAAGCCCAGCTGAATAACTTTACCTGAACCACCAATATTAATAATCTTATTGTCAAAAGCTGAACCACCATACTCAGCAATGTTGTACTCAGCTATGTTGTATTCTGCAATAGCTGCATTGGCTAAGTCAAACTGTCTGGTGTTCAAAATGTCACTGTAATCAAAACCAAACTTTAAAGTGACTGGATAACCTTGACCACCAATAATTGTTACGCCTACCTTCTTCATAATCTTAATGACAGTAGGTGACTGGAAATCAAAGTAGTTGGTAAAGTATCTTAGCAAGTATGAGTTAGCATTGTCTTTATAACCATCATACTTACCAATGTAACCAGACTCACCCAATAACAAGTCTTTATTACGGGTGTACTTAAAAGCTGTAGGAACTAAGCCATCCCATGTTGTAACCCTGTTAGCTCCATTAGGTAGTGGTGCTCTCATGTCAAAGCAGTACACTAACTGACGGGCTGGTAAAGACAATAGGTAGAAAGCTTCTTTGTCTGAGTAGACAGCTTTAATGTCAGCTGCAGTCTCTAGGCTAATCTCTAACACTAAGTCATCACGTACATTGGCACTAATGTCTCTCATAGGAGCTGACTTCTCTTGAATGGTACGCATCAATGAACGTACACCTGAGTCAGACAAGAAGATAATATCACCACCAGTAGCCACTACTGAGTCTCTGGCTACACATCCCATACCTGTAATGGCATCTGATAGTGTTAAGTTGTTAGGGTCAGTAGCATTAGCGTAGATAAGAATCTGTCTACGACCAAAGACAATCAAGAAGTTATTGTGGGCTGCTAAGGATATAATCTCATCAGCACCATTAGGCCACACCTGAGATACATCCAGTGTACCAGCTGTACCTGTACTTAAGACATGACCAGCAAGTAAATCTGAGAACTGAATGGTACTCTTAACTGAAGCATTGTTAGCTGACCATGTACGACCATAGGCACTGATAACTGTATTGTTACTGGACACTGTAGCTACATAGCCAGTCTTCTCAGAGATACGCTTAAATGTAGTTGTACTGACCGCAGGGTCAAACACTAAAGGATCATGACCAGCTTGGTAGAGATACAGGACACCATTTAAGGGAGCCATCTGCCAGTTACTGTCTGTGATGGTAGGAGCTGTACCGCCACCACCATAAGTTAACAGTGATAGTGTAGTACCTACAAGTTTAAATAGTTTATTGTTACCAGCAGCAATAATGTATGAGTTACCAGCATTGTCAATTAACTCACCAATAGCTTTAACGTCAGCAGTGCTTAAGTCATTGTTAGCAGCATGAGATAGTGTCCATCCCTTACGAGCACCAATCCTACCAAACTTATCAATGACACAGTTATTAGCCACAGTAGCATAGCCAGCCTCTAGAGAGACTGAGCTATCCTGTGTATTCAGTCCTTGGAAGCCCGGAGCTGATATAGTAGTGGTTAAGAGCTTAGCGACCATTAGACATCAACCCAAGTAGTCTCATCATCATAACGATTCTTCTCAATAGCTACAGCATCTGCTAAGGCTAGACGATACTGCTGATAAACCTCACTGAAGGATGTACCTCCATCTTCACCTCGTTCACCAACAGCTTTAGCGTAGGCTAACATCTGTACTAAGTATGCAGGAACCTTTAATAGGTCAGCATCAGCTGTTAAGTCAACTTGAGGAATAACTAATTCAAACCTCAATGAATATACAGTATCAGGACGGGGCCATACATCCACTTGAGTATCATCATTGGAGATACCACTGTAGTTGTAGTATATCGGAGCTGCACTCTGTACATTACCTAAGAAGTATTGTCTGTTCATCCAGTTAGTAGGTACTTGTCTCATAGGTACATCTTGAGTGTCATTTAAGACATCTTGAGTACGGAACCTCTGACCTGAGCCTGTAAGAGTGTAGTTGCGAGTACTAGCCACTGTAGGAACTACAATCGTAGTTGTTAGTACATTCCAATCGTGAGCATCTTCAATCTCTCTCTTAGCATCATTAACAAATACACCCATGAGAGAACTATAAGGAGTATCAGTAACTGACGATACTACATTCTCTCTTAACCGTGTAAGAACGTTATTCACTAGCTGTAAATAAGTCGTAGCCATCAATATTCCTTATATTTGTATACTATAATAACACACTTTAGTGTTACTGTCAAGCCTTTTTAGACTTCTTTTTAGCTTTACCTGCTTCACTCATAGCAATAGCAATGGCTTGGTCACGAGATTTCACCACAGGGCCACCTTTACCGCTGTGGAGAGTACCTTCTTTGTATTCTCCCATAACCTTCTTCATCTTGTTCTTAGCTGTTCTCTGACCACGTGTAGGCATATTCATGATTACTTAACTCCATTAAAACGATTGTCAATAGCTAACCAAATAGCCCC